TTAATTTAGTTGCTTTGATGGTTTTCATATAATATCCCTTTGTTATATTCTATAAATATGTAAAAACCCAACAAATATGTCGGGTTCTTATACTACTATTATTTTCTTGGTGTTTTTGACTTGATTTTTCTCATTTCTTTATCATGTGCCTTTTTTTCTTCTTGTTTGAATTCTATTATCTTACCGATATAGAAGTTTCTCGCCCAAACAGGCATATTGTAGACATCGGTGTGACTAAACCCACCATTTCCATGATATATGAGGTCAAAAATTTGAGAATGTAAATGCTTTCTATAATCACTCGGAAGGCCAAAAAAACCCGACATCCATAGGCAGTTGCATTTCTCTCTCTTCCCCGGTCTCCTCAGATACAAATTCAAATGTTAAATCAATATCGGGAACACTTTGGTTGATATACGCTCTGAGTGCCTTTGAATCTACTGCGAATAATTCATTGTCCACGAAATGATTGATGTCTTTTTGGTCATCTGACCCATCTACTGAAAGAATCATATTTTTCATTCTTGTAGTTAACTCTCTTGAAGTCATATCTTTTAATTTACGATTTGCCTTCTTAATTGCTTCTACTTGATGTTTAACTTTTCTTTCTTTAGATTCGGTCATCGCCATAAAGGTAACCTTTCTCTTTGAGGTTGGTAAAGTGAATTCGAACTCATTTTTATGTGGTTCTACTTGATTTTCACCCTCATAATCCTTATTTTGGAATTGAGTAAGGTCGATGTTTTCTTTTTGCTTTGTACCTGGCATAGTTGGGTCGTCAATTTCAACCTTATACTCTTTACCATACCCAAGTACTCTTGCAGCAATCATAATTGCGTTTTTATCACCTGTAACTAAATCTATGTATTTAATTGTTTCACCATCACCATTACCAACGATTAATGACTGAAATAATCTGTCTAAAACAGTTCCGTCTTTAATATATGATTGTGTGGTTAGGATATCTTCCTCTTTTGCGGTCATATACTTCATTTCAACCTTTCCACTTGATAGTGGGTTGTCTTTTGGGTATATAAGTCCTTTTGAGGGTAAATCTATAACTTCCGTAGGGAACTTATAGTCACGAACTTCTCTTTGTTCGTGGTCTTTGATAGCTTTTTGTACCATATCCTTGTCGGAAACTGGGTACTCATCTTCTAATCGTTCTTTTGCCATAATAAAACTCGTTTTATATCTTTTTTTGTTGTACTGTACTATAATATATATGTAACTGGACTATTATTAATACAAAAAGTCTCAAAATTGTTTTAATAATGAGACTTTAAGATTTTAAAATAGATTTTGGATTATCCCCAAGTATAACTACCTTCGGTTCCTGTTAGTGTAGTTACACCACATTCAAATCCATCTGGTAAATCACCATCATAGGTAATTTTTTCTCTTCCACCATAATCGAAGCCATTAATTGGGAGTCCCCAATCTTCATTTGCTTCTTTGATTGTAAAATGTGTTGCAGCTTCTTCACCATTGTCCTTGTCTTCCCAAGTACAATATGAATCATCACCAATCCACTCGACAATATTGTCTTCAATTCTTTTAACTATTAATTTTGCCATATCTTCTCTCCTTTTTGGTTAACCTTTAATAAATATGTAAATTAAATTAAAAAACCCACCTTATGGGGTGGGTTTCTTGTTTCAATTTTTATTACAATCCGTATTTAGTATTGTAGTATTGCGTAATCGTAAGTAAGTGTCATTTCTACTGTTGCTAAATCTTCTCCTGCATAATCCATGTCTGAGAAATTAGCTGATTGAATGTATGCACCTTTAAGTGTCCACTCTTCTACTTTATCACCAACAGGACCCAAACTGTTAAATGTGATATCTTTCTTATAGAAATCAGAGTATCCATCTCTACCTGTTACAGATTCATGATGTAGTCTTACCCACTCCATTACTGCTTGTGCAGCGGAAGGTACGACTGGGTCGTATAAAGTGATTGCTAAATCTTGCCACTCAGAACGACCTTTTACATATCTTCTAACATTGATATGGTCGATGGTAACTTTACCATTGTTTATTTCTGGTCTGGCTGCCGTTTTCACCAAGTATGCAGGAATTCCTTCGATGTACATGATGAACCTATTTGACATTTTAGGTTCAAAGTTGGTGAACATTATTTCATTTGGGTCTAATAATTGTGCCATTTAATTCTCCGTTTTCTCTTTCTAATAAATAGTCTTTATTTTATTTTTTATTCAGGGAACGCTGCGCCAGTTGGAAGTACATTGAAATCAAGTACTATAAACTCTGCAGTTTTCGCTGGTTGAATAAAGATTTCTCCTTTTAAGATGTTTCTATCTATAATATCGGGTGTATTGTTTGATTCGTCCATAATAACTCGGAATGCGTAAAGACCTTGTCTTTGTTGTACTGATTCTAAGTAAGGGTTAACTATACTTAGGAATCTGTTTCTTGTTGCTGCCGTATTATTTTCGAACAATAAATACCTTGAAGATGATGCGATGAACTTCTTCAATGCGATTAGTAATCTTCTTACATTAATTCTGTCAAGAGCTGAAGGTCTAGCTTGAAGTGTCTTCTGACCAAATACCGTAGCACCTTGTCCAGGGAATGTAGCGATTGGGTTAATTCTATTTTCGTATAATGTATCTCTCTCGTCATGAGTCAATCTTGACTTAACTTCGATTACATTTGATAAACCACCTCTATTTAAACCTGCGGGTGCGAACCATGGTTCAGCAACTGCGTCATTAAATGCGATAACACCTGGTAATACAACACTTGGTGGTACCCAGACTGGTTTATTTTTGTCTGTATCAAGAATCTTACACCATGGGTGATAAGTTCCGACATAGTTTGAATCGAATGAACTTAGTGAGTTAACTACTGTTGAGATTGAATCTGTGTAAGAACCTGCGTCCATTACGAAGAATGCATCTTGTCTGTCTTCACACATATCTTTTGCAAAAGTAGTTACTGAAGAGTGTAGTCTATTGATTACACCTGGTAATACTAATAGGTTCATATCATATTCATCAGGATTTGACATTGCGCTAATAGCTTTTCTCATTGCGATTGTACCACCTGCGGTTGCTGATGATAAATCCAATCCTTGCATATTACCTGCAACAATGTTTGTTCCTGTTAGTACTGTTCTGTTTGGTGCGAATCCATCGAACCCACCTTGGAATGGTACTAAGAATTTTTTATTGTCTATAAGACCATCGTTTAGTGCAATTGCTGCTCCATTAGAAGTACATTGACTTAATAAGAACTTAGTTCCAACAGTTTCAGAACTTGAGTCTGGAATTGGGTTTAAGTAGTTTAAGTTATCTGTATTTGTAAAGTCGAATGAATAACCTAAGAATGCTCTTTTGTTAAATTCATTTGCAATTGACTGGTCTGTTACATATGTAGGACTTGGTAAATTATGTCCACTATGTATAGGTGACTTAACTGCTGCGAATCCGAAAGGAACAAGACTTGCATCAAGTGCTCCACCATCCATATCACTATTTACTTCTACTCTAATGTTTACAGATGCGTTTGGATAATCCCCATTTGAAGTAACTTTACCATTGTTATCAACAGTAATATACTTGTCACCAATAACTCTTTTAATGTAGTTAGGTGAATTAGGGTCTAAGTTAAGTCCACTAAATTCTTCTATAATACTTGGTCTAACATCACTATCTTGAACAGTTTGACCAAATATAGAATTAGCAATTTTAGAAGTATCTACTCTTCGTAGGATAACACTAAATGTTCCGTACTCAGAACCAGGAACTTCATTTGCTGGTTTAATATCTCTAATACCAATTTTAAATTCGTAGTTTGTCGAAGTACCATGTGACAATGTGTGGAATCTAAATAAGTTTTTACTTGTACCTGATACATCTTGTGATATGATGAAAGGTGTTGAAGCTTCTTGGTATGCTTTTGTATAGTCAGTTTTTCTAAATGTATCAACTTCTACATTACAATTAGGGTCAGCTGCGAAAGATGACGATTGGAATGAATTGAAGTTCATATATAGGTAACCAAATTCCGAACCATTTTTAGGAGATGAACCAAGTGTTTTTCCAATGTAGTTTACTGCGCTTGGGTCTAATGATGCGGTTGCTATTGCAAGTACTGCTGACTCTGATAAACCTGTTACTGCACCCGATGCACTCATATAAAGTGCGAAGTTAGATGCCGAAACATCTGGTGTTGGTGAAGCTGCTGAACCACTCAAGTTTGTTACAAGTGACCTATCAAATGAACCTGTTGAGTTTGCAACACCACCGAAAGGTACTTTTGTAGTAGGGTGAATTACTGCTGCTACTGAACCACTAATCTTTAATACTAAAGGTTCAACAGTATAACCACTCTGTCCTAATACTCTTACGATAGTCGCAGTTCCTGCGTCTTCTAAATATGATTGTGCAGTATAAGGTAGGTATGAATCTTCTGTCAAACCACCAAATACTTGTTGAAATTCTTGAAAGGACTCTACCTGTGTTGGTACGAATGCAGGCCCCTTTATACTTTGTCCTATAAGTGCCGCACCTATCTCTCCTATACCTTGTGGTAAGAATGAGAGGTCTTTTTCTCTTGTGAATACACCTGGACTAACAATTCTTTCTGCCATTATTTTCTCCTAAATTAAATCTTTGGGTTTACCTTTATATAAATACTCCAAAAATTTCCAAAACGAATACTTATTTGTTAGGTGTGAAAGTATTTGTAGCCACATCGTAAGTTCCCTCACCATATTTAGCTCTCAACTCCACACTTAATTCTCTTTCCTCGTTGGATAATTCTCTGTAAGATTCCATCAAAGTGTTCTTTTCAAGTTTCATTTCATTGAATTGGGCTTCCATGTTTTGAATACCAATTTCAATCTCACCTAACCTTGATGTAATTGATAGAGTTTTACTTTGAATTTCCGTAATTTTTTTAACTTCTTCTTCCGAAAAACTTTTTATTTCTTTTTCTGCCATAACATATTAATTTTATTTACTACACTTATAAATATGGAAAAATTATTCATTACCACTCTTTTTAGAGATTTTAATGCCAGAAAGACTTGGGTCTTCTGAAAATGAAACTTTTCCAATCGATACTGTTCGTTTAGTATTGTTGTTTAGTCCGACATATTCTGGAACGATATAAGCCTTAGTTACTAAAGATATTGTTGCTTTAGTAATTCTATCTTGACCCATCTCGGACATTGTTTCAAATGAGTAAGAATCACCTTTTATTACAAACTTATATCTTTCACCAAAAGAACGACCTTGGAAAAATACAATTTGCTCTACAACTTTGTTAACTTGTTCCATATAGTCACACCAAACTATCACTTCATATTGTAAATCAACATAATCAGGTCTTTCAACTGACATAAATTCTTTCTTTGGATTTTCTCCTGTCAGTATTGCAAATTGGTCGTACTTATTAAGTTTATTGTACTTTCTTTCAAAGAACTGATGTGTATCTTCGTTTTGTGCAACTTTTAATTTTGCTAAATCGGTGTTTACTGATAGATTATCTCTTTTAAAAACAATAACGGGAGTTAACATCATTCCGTTTTCGTCTCTCATAAACCCATCTCGTTGTGCACTTGCCCACTTTTCAGGTGATGCATACATTACAGGAACAGGATAAAATCTTCCATCATCCTCAACAGTTGGTCTTACATCCTTTTCTAAAAAGTTTTTAAATGCAGAATCGATATCGTAAATACCAACACTTACATTTTTTACATTATCCTTATCCCTTCTATACTGCTTTGCTTTATTTAATATAGGGTCAGGTGATGTAGAAGATTGTGTTTGTATAATCTGAGGTTTCGAGTTGTCTGTATTTCTGTATTTAGTTGCCATCGTTTATAGTCCCATTGGTACTTCGTTATCATTTTGGTTTGAATTACCGAATCTTGTTTCTACTAATTTAATACTTGTTTGTCTTGTAACATGACTATCACATATAATAGATACATTTAAACCTTGAGCATCACCACCATCCCAATACTGAGGATTCTTTCCTGCAAAGTATTGATATGAGTATGATGCGTCTATTAGATGATATTCATTATTCCATTGTACAATATCACCAACTGCAGGTACTAAATCTTTTTCTTTTAATGTATCTCTTAAAAACTTAAACTGAACTTCACGAGAATATGATTGTCCAAACTCATCAGATATTTGTGCTGCTTGATTTCTTTCTACTAAACATGGTATTTTTATTGGATTGTGAAATACTTTATTGTCACCCTCACCATATAAATTAGATTTGGTTTCAGTAATCGCAACCATATAGTAATACACTTCTGTATCAATTATATCATTAATGAGTTCTTTGTTCAATTTATTAAACAAACTCATATCTCTTTGTCCACCGAACAATGCCATAAATTACCCTATAAAAATTGGTCTTGGTACTCTGTTTAAAGTTTCCTCTAAGTATTCAGACTCTTCTTTTTTTGCTTCCATTAATGCTCTACGAGAAGTTGATTCTAACATTTCTTTCAAGTCAGTTAACAAAGTTTCTTTTTCAGCCGAAGCTTCATTTCTTAAATCAGACCCATCAAGTGTTACATCTGCACCTGGTATAGGAATAGAACTAAATTTAGCTCTGATAGCACCTAACATTTCTTTTGCTAATGCCAATGCGTATCGTGCAATCCATTGTTTACCTGCACTATTGATATTAGTATATGTTAATCTTCCAAATGGTGCGTTTGATAAATCACTTACAACATTTGAATTTGCAATTGGTGATTTACTTTCACTTTCTAATGTATAATCGAAATATACTTTTGCACCTGTATCTTTTCCTTGAGGGAATGGATATAATCTAATTCGTTGTCCATCTATATGGAATCCATATGATGATTTTCTAATATAATCATTAAATTCAATTGCTTGTAATCTTAATAAGTCATCAAACATTGGTTGCATCATGAATGAAACACCTGGCGAGTAATTACCCCATCCAAAAGTTTCTAACATTTGCTGAGAACCTAATCCTGTTCCGATGAATGGGTCAAAGTATCTTATGATTGCTGGTGGTTGTGTATGGAATACTCGTCTAAGTACGATACCATCATTTACTGAACCATTTTCTAAGTTCACCACATTTGCATCAGATAAATCATAAATTTGTTTACCTGCCACCATTTCAAAAGAACCTGTATATACTGTTACTCGTCCACCACTTAATGCTTCAGTACCATAATCTTTTGCTATACTAACCATACCATTTAGATTTGGTGCAATCTCAGTATCAGACAAATCAGTACCTAAAGCAGTACCTTGTATTGACAACATATTTTCTTTTGCTCTGTATTGATTTACTTGTGAAGAGTATTCGTTAGCTGCTTCTTCAAGACAAGTAAAAAAGTTTATATCTTGCAACTCGACATCTACGATTGGGTATCCCAATCTCTTCGCACACCATTCTGCTACTTTCGGAGCGTCATTCTGAAATTGAGTATCAGAATCAAAGAATCCGAAAGGAGTTGATGAACCACTTGAAAATGAACCTGAACCAGGCCATATTGGAATGTTTACTGCCATTTAATTCTCCTCTATGTATATAAATATGGAAATAATTAGCTTTCCCTATTTTCCATGAACGAAACTACAATATAACGAGTACCTTTAGTGGTTGCACGCGCTCCATGCTTATGAGTTATATTGCCAGGATGTAATGTTGCGTAACCAATTGGATTTTTTACTAACTTCTTTTGTCTTCTGAACCAAGTACCACCACCTTCGTATTCATCTAAATCTGATAGTTGTACTAAACAAGTAATATCTGCCCTATCGTGATGTATTCCCAAGTGTCCTTGTGCAGTTGGTATATATTTTGCTAAAAAGTTTTCGGAACTCATACTATCCCATCCTTTACCTTCTAACGCCCATAAATATACTGCAACTTGCATAACATAGTCTTTCAATACATCATTATATATCTCGTCCATTCCAATTTCTGTTATCAACATATCAGTTGTTGGGTAATTTTCATGTCGGTCAAAAGTCCATCTATTAGAATGTTCGGCTTCTTCTCTAATCATTTTACAAAATTCTTCAGTAAATAAAGGAAATTGAAAACAACTATCAAATGGTTCGTCTACTATCAAATCCCATTCCTTTGTACGAGCTGAATATGATATGAATTTTTTTGTCCACTCATCTTTGTTGTCCCAATATGTGTATAGTTCTGGATGAAGTTTTTCAAATCCAAAATCTTCTGGCGGAGTAAATCCTCTTGCCTCATCTGGTAACTTATCATTCACCAAATTATACCACTCTACATATCTGTCACTCCAATTTTGTTTTCTTGCAAATTGTTCAGCACTATCTAACAACTTCTTGTGTTCTTTTACTTGTTGACTTGAAAAAGCAAATGCTGCGATAAATGTATATCGCATAAGGCCTGTATTTTTATTTTCCCATTTGTAGTTATCAGGGGAACTATCATCAAATGGAGTTTCACCTGACTCATGAGTATGTGAACTTATTAATGTACTTTTATTATCGAGTAAGTGTTTTAAATTACCTGTATCAGATGATAGAAGTTTAACTCTACCCATCATCATTTCAAGAGCAGTTATACAATATGTTTCAGGATACTGAGATGGGTAAATCCACCACTCAGAAGATTTAATTTGTTTGTATAACTCAGATGGATTTAGTGAACCTAAATAATGTACATCAAAGTCTCTTTCATAAGTTGGGTAATCTTTTTTTATTCGTTCTAAAGTGTCCCAATCATTAGTATAAGGTGGTGATGCAACCCACAAAGTTAAATTAGGATTAATGTTTTTTAAATCATCCCAAATATTTAACAGATTCCACAATCCTCTATCAGGTCCAGATGTGTAAATTACTTTGTCTTTAAATTTTTCTTGTTGGATGGAATCAAAGTCGGATGGGTTTATAGCATTTCCTATAACTTTAACCTTTTCAGAGTTTAAATTATATTTTTTCACTAATTGACCCTTTTGCCACTCTGATACTGCGATTATATTTGTTAATTTAGGATGGTTTAGATAATCTACTCCATCATTTGGAAGAGTCTCACCATTATACCATGAATAGAACTCTAAATTATGTATCCAAAAGTAAGAACTATCGAATGTTATATTTTTATCTTCTAAAACTTTAAAGTAATGAATGTAATTTGATGCAATAACAACATCAAAGTGTTGATTGTTATCAATACTGTCATAATCAATAAATTTTAGATTATTTGTTTGACTATTTGAAACTTCACCTGTAATTATTACCTCGTGACCTTTCTTTTCAAACTCTTTAGCTAAGTTAATGACGCAATATTCAGAACCACCCATACCTTTTTGTTTTAGTATGGTGTCATTAATTGGTTCGTTTTGATATCCTACTGTAAATAAAACTCTCATATCTATTCTACTATATAATTAACAAATTCTTCGTTTTTACCATATCTGTCATAATCTCTATAACTGATATCTTTTATTGAATGGTTTTTTTCATAATCCCACATCCAATCTTCTTTTCCTAATTCCTCAAATCTATCCTTTATTTGAGTATCATAATAATCTCTAATTAACCTTGCTCTTCGGTTAATATCAACTCTATTGTTGTCAACAGTAGAGTCTCCATTATTATATTGTACATATAACATTTTTTTAAGATGAATAAATTTAGTTTCTAAAAATGTTTTAATAATTAATTCTAAATCATCTGCGACTGAAATATTTCTATTGTGTCCTCTGATTTTATGATACACATCTCGATTCCAAACTCTACAATGGTTTGGCATCCCAATATTAAATCTAATTGTTTTTGGATTTATTTCAGGATAATGATGTACTAACCACTCTTTATCATCAATCTCTTGCCAAGTATGACCTGCGTAACCCCATACAAATCCATTCTCAGAATGACCATACCAATCATCACCTATGTAACCATATATTCTCGGTGAATTATCCTTTTCAACTTCAGTTACATCTGTATAAATAAATCCAGCATCTGTATGTTTCTTACTTGCATCAAGAACATCTTCTAAACAAGTTGATATTAACCAATCATCGTGGTCTAATTCAAATAACCACTCACCATTACATAACATTGCCGCTCTATGTTTAGCCTCACCAACATTTCCACCTGATATTGGTGATATTCTATATGGTTTTACCCTATAATCTAATTTAGCTATATGATTTATCATTTGCCAAGTTAAATGATGGTCTTCTGGTGAATCATCTACCACAACCCACTCCCAATTCTGATATGTTTGTTCTAATAGAGATTTGTATGTTCTAAATATTCTATTTTCAGTTTTATATGTTGGAGTGAATACTGATAATAGTGGTGAATCTTCATTACTATAAACTCTATTTGATTCACATGACCAAAAAGTTGACTGACAAACTACATCATTCGCTATTACATTATCAGGATAAATTTCTTCTGCATTAACTATCTTAGATTTTACAATATCATCGGTTACATTTTGTAATTCCGATGGAATTTCACCTATTACATAAATAATATCAGCTTTATGTTTGGATAAATGTGATTTCCAATTTTTAGCATCTCTGTATGAATAAATTACAACATTTTCGAATAAATCTTCTTCGTGATAGATGTCGGATGTTAATTCGTATTTACCAAATCGTTTCCAACCATATACTAATGCCGTTGGTAAAGTAGTCTTTTGCATATCTTATCTGTAAGGTTCACCACCAACCCATAAAACAAATGATTTTCGTATACCACTTGTTACGGGAGTTACTCTATGTAAATAAAATGAAGGAAATATAATCGCTGCTCCTTTTTTAGAAGGTGCAGTCAATTCTTTTCCAATATTAAATTGTAAGTCACCACCTTCGTATTCATTTGAATCTGAAAGTTGTACTGTTACTGATATTTTTCTTTGATTTTGTATCTCTATACCACAATCCATATGCCAATCATACCCACCTTCTTGACTTCCATAATATTCAGTATATTGAATTGATTCATTCATAGTAGATAAATCAAACTTCCACATTTTTTGATTTGATTCTACAATCATATTGTGAAGTTTTTCATAAACCCATCCCCATTCTTGATTTTGAGGACACCATTTTACTCTTGATTTTCTATAATCTGATTTTTTTGATGATTCACCTTCACCTGTTGCTGCATCTTCAAATGGAAGGAGTTTGGTCATTTGTTCTATTTGACTTAATTCAGTTGAATCAAACCCATCTGCGAACCAATAATAATCTGTGAAATTTACATCCCATCTATGAGGGTTTCTATCGAATCCAAAATTTGCTCTCATAACTTTTTTAATGTTTGTATATAAATATGAAAAATAATTTAGTAAAAGCTACCACTATGTACAGACCTTATGATATAGACATCATCACCTGAAGACCATCCATTTGGTTTAAATGTTAGTATACCACCTTGAACTTCAAAATATCCTAAACCACTCATCGAAGCCCCTTGAGCACCAATTACACCTTTTACACCTTGAACACCCGTATTACCTTTAACGCCAGTACGACCACCTGAGCCAGTTGCACCTTTATTACCTGCATTACCTTGAGCACCTTGAACACCACCACCACCTGTTGTACCTTTAGAACCTTTATCGCCTGAATTACCTGTTTTACCTTTTAGACCTTGTAAACCTACTGCGCCTGTATTACCTTTATCACCTGCGAGGCCTGTATTCCCTTTAATACCCGTTCTACCGCCAGAGCCAGTTGCACCTTTATTACCTGCATCACCTTGAGCTCCAACTGCACCTTGGTTTCCTGTATTACCTTTAGAACCCTTATCACCTGCATCACCTTGAGCTCCAACTGCACCTTGTAAGCCCGTTGCACCCGTATTACCTTTATCACCTGCTACGCCTGTATTACCTTTTACACCAGTACGACCACTTGAACCAGTTGCACCTTTATTACCTGCATCACCTTGAGCTCCAACTGCACCTTGATTACCTTGGTTACCTTTTGCACCTTTATTACCTGCGAGGCCGGTATTACCTTTATTTCCTTTAACACCTTGGTTACCAGTATTTCCTTTATTACCTGCATCACCTTGAGGACCTGTTGCACCTTTTACACCTGTTCTACCACCTGAGCCAGTAACACCTTTATTACCTGCAGCACCTTGAGCACCAAGTAGACCTTGATTACCAGTATTTCCTTTAGAACCCTTATCGCCTGAGTTACCTGTTTTACCTTTTAGACCTTGTAAACCTACTGCGCCTGTATTACCTTTGTTTCCGGCAACACCCGTATTACCTTTTACACCTGTTCTACCACCTGAGCCAGTAGCACCTTTATTACCTGCATTACCCTTAGTACCTTTATCACCTTGGTTACCAGTATCTCCTTTAGCACCTTTATCACCTGCGAGGCCTGTATTACCTTTTAGACCTTGTAAACCTACTGCGCCTGTATTACCTTTGTTACCTGCATCGCCAGTATTACCTTTTACACCTGTTCTACCAGTTGAGCCAGTAGCACCTTTATTACCTGCATCACCTTGAGCTCCAATTGCACCTTGTAAACCTACTGCGCCAGTATTTCCTTTAGAACCTTTATCGCCTGAATTACCTGTTTTACCTTTTAGACCTTGTAAGCCCGTTGCACCCGTATTACCTTTATTACCTGCGAGGCCTGTATTCCCTTTAATACCCGTTCTACCACCTGAGCCAGTAGAACCCTTATTACCTGCGAGGCCTGTATTTCCTTTAACACCTTGGTTACCAGTATTTCCTTTACTACCCTTATTACCTGCATCACCTTGAGCTCCAACTGCACCTTGTCGACCTACTGCGCCTGTATTACCTTTGTTACCTGCTACGCCTGTATTACCTTTTACACCAGTACGACCACCTGAGCCCGTACCACCTTTATTACCCGTATTTCCTTTTGCACCTGTTAGTCCTGTATCACCAGTATTTCCCTTAGCACCTTTATTACCTGCGAGGCCTGTATTTCCTTTATTTCCTTTAGCACCTTGATTACCTTGATTACCTTTAGCACCTGCGAGGCCTGTATTTCCTTTTGCACCTGTTGCACCTGCCGAACCTGCAGCACCTTTATTACCTGCGAGGCCTGTATTTCCTTTTACACCTTGGTTTCCTGTATTACCTTTAGAACCTTTATCGCCTGAATTACCTGTTTTACCTTTTAGACCTTGTAAGCCCGTTGCACCCGTATTACCTTTATTACCTGCGAGGCCTGTATTCCCTTTTACACCTGTTCTACCACCTGAGCCAGTAACACCTTTATTACCTGCAGCACCTTGGTTACCCTTAACACCTTGATTACCAGTATTTCCTTTAGCACCTTTATTACCTGCGAGGCCGGTATTACCTTTATTTCCCTTTGCACCTTGGTTTCCTGTATTACCTTTAGCACCTGCAACACCCGTATTACCCTTAACGCCTGTTCTACCAGTTGAGCCAGTAGAACCTTTATTACCTGTATTACCTTTGTTACCCTTAGCACCTTGGTCACCTGCCGAGCCAGTATTACCTTTTGCACCTTTATTGCCCGAATTACCTTTTGCACCTTTTAGACCTTGTCGACCTGTGTTTCCTGTTGACCCTTTGTTTCCTGCAGAACCCGTATTACCCTTAACGCCTGTTCTACCACCTGAGCCAGTAGAACCTTTATTACCTTGAGCACCTTGGTTACCCTTAGCACCTTGTAGACCTGTATTTCCTTTAGCACCAGTTTCACCTGCGAGGCCTGTATTTCCCTTTGAACCTTGATTACCAGTATTTCCTTTAGCACCTTTATTTCCTGCGAGGCCTGTATTCCCTTTTGAACCTTGTCGACCACCTGAGCCAGTAGCACCTTTATTTCCTGCAAGACCCGTATTACCTTTTGAACCTTGATTACCAGTATTTCCTTTTGAACCTTTTGCACCTGCGAGGCCTGTATTTCCCTTTGAACCTTGATTACCAGTATTTCCTTTAGCACCTTTATTACCTGCGAGGCCTGTATTTCCTTTTGCGCCTGTTCTACCACCTGAGCCAGTAGAACCTTTATTTCCTGCGAGGCCTGTATTTCCTTTTGAACCTTGTCGACCTGTATTACCTGTTGAACCTTTATTACCTGCGAGGCCTGTATTTCCTTTAGCACCTTGTAGACCCGTATTTCCTTTAGCACCTTGGTTACCTGCGAGGCCTGTATTACCCTTTACACCTGTTCTACCAGTTGAGCCAGTAGAACCTTTATTACCTGCGAGGCCTGTATTTCCTTTAGCACCTTGATTACCAGTATTTCCTTTTGAACCTTTTGCACCTGCGAGGCCTGTATTTCCTTTTACACCTTGGTTTCCTGTATTACCTTTTGACCCTTTTGCACCTGCGAGGCCTGTATTTCCTTTTGCGCCTGTTCTACCACCTGAGCCAGTAGAACCTTTATTACCTGCGAGGCCTGTATTTCCTTTAAGTCCTTGTGCTCCTGTTGCACCTTGTGAACCAGTTGCACCTGTATTTCCTTTTACACCTTGTCGACCTGTATTACCTGTTGAACCTTTATTACCTGCATTACCCTTTAAACCTGTTGGACCTTGAGGGCCAGTTGCGAAACCGAGTCCAGCTATACCTGTATTACCCTTTAAACCTGTTGGACCTTGAGGGCCTGTTGCAGCTGATGCACCTGTAGCTCCCTTTGCACCCTGTCCTCCAGAAGAAGCATTTGAACCTGCATCACCTGCAGCTCCTTTTGCACCTTGAGGACCTGTGGAACTATCTGAATCGGAACAATTATTACAAGATGTATAAGCTTGATAATTACCTGAACTGTTTAAACATAGTTGAGTACCATCAGGACTAACTGACCCTTGATTTTCATAACAAGTAGTACCTATTTTTATTACAGTAGAATTAAATTCATCTTGAAATGCAAATTCAAAATAAGCATCATCACTACATCTTGAAAATTCATAGGCGTACTCACATTCCTCTTCCCCGAATCCTTTATCGTTGTGTACTATGAATCTATTAACTAAGAACAAGTCAGATTCTTCAATATCTAATTTTGATACTGGAAACTGACCTAATAAACTTGGATTCTCGGTATTTACTTCTTGAAAACCACCTGTAACTGGCACATATTCAAATGTAGAGTTATCTGATTTTAATTTTACTAAGTAATGGTTACTATATTCGTCTGAACCCCATTCGATTCCATCTAATTGTTCAAAGTAAATATTCCACCCGCTTTGAATAGAAGAAGTGGTTTCGGTCTCTTCATCCCAAACAACTTGTCTATTTTTCTGTGCAACAAGGATATATTCTTGGTCTGTAACTGATAAGGAACCTGATGGTGTTTCTAATGTATATACATTTGCAAACTTTAAGGTATTAGAGTTATTTGCAATAGACCAAACAACTTCTTCATTTTCATTTAATTGAATATATGAAAAATCATTGAAACTACCCGTCCATGTAGTTGGTATATCATTTTGAAATGTATATCCACTCCCACTAAGACTAATACCTACAATAGTTGACCCTGAATTTATATTTTTTAATTCAGAAGTAGACCCTTGTAGATTTACTAAAGTATGTTGTGTATTTAAAAATCCAACTGCCATTGTAACCTTATTTTAGTTTATGAAGAACCACTTGTATACATTAATACAACAAATTTTGTACTTCCACTCTGAAATGTTAATAATCCATCAGTTGCCGAGTATGCAAATCCACCACTTGGACCTACTTCAGCGCCACCAATTAATGTTCCAATTCCACTTGCACCTTTCTGACCTTGTCCACCTTGAAGACCTTGAGCGCCTTGAGAACCTTTTGGTCCTTGAGCACCTTGAGCCCCCGTAGGACTTGCACCTTGAGCACCTTGAGGACCTTGAGCACCCTGAGCACCTTGGTCACCTTGAGGACTTGCACCTTGAGCACCTTGGTCACCTTGAGGACCTTGAGCACCTTGTGCACCAGTTGGACTGGCACCTTGTGCACCTTGAGAACCTTTTGGTCCTTGAGCAC